CCCCTACTACAAATACATTTGTAAGTTTGATATGCTTCAAAGTCTTCTCTATTTTCATAATAAATGCTTTTTACCTTTTGAGTCTCGAAACCATTTTCAAGGCAATAATTTTCTAAGATCCCGTTCAGCACAAAATCAAAAGGAAGAAGATTATCTTCTAGGAAATAAACAGGCTCAAAAAAAGAATCATCTAACATACATGGCTCTTTATAAGAAAACGAGTTATGAAAGATAAAAGAATCATAAAAAGGTATAGCAATTTTTAAGTCATCGCTATTATAAAAATTCTTTAAGCTTACAAAGTCAATTTTACCTTCTCCTTTAGTGAAAGCACAACTATATATTTTGTTTAATAAAATGCAGCCTTGAGAATTTTTTGCAAATATGATTAATTTATGAACGCACATGGGGCAGTTCTTTTTTACCTCAACTGACATATCATCGCAAACGTCAATTCGAAGGCCAAAAATCAATTGTATGCCCAAATCTTCAGCGTTCTTCTTTGCTTCAAGAAAGCCGATGAGAGAATCCTCTACGAGAATAACCTCTTTTAAGTCATGCTTTTTAGCTATATCAAAAACACTAGGAGAACCACCTTCAATCACCTTATCAGGATGATCTAAAGTAAGGATGCTTTTTCCTATGCTATAGTGAGATTTGAATAATGGAAGCATGTGACAGAGTATAGCACATAACGGCTACTCCGTCAAGAAAAATATTAATCTTTCTTCTTCTTTTGAGCCTTCTTCCAAGACTCTTTGGATGGGCGATCTTTATCTCCGGGCTTTGCAGGACGATAATCGTCTCCCATTCGCTGTTTTTTCTTGCGAATGTTATCCCATAAGCCTTGCTTGCTTTCGCACTCTTCCATTTCTTCGGAATCTTCTTCGTGATCTTCTTCTCCTTTTGTTACTTTGGTAACACTTTTTTGAGACCACATTTTGCACGACCAGTAACGAGCTTTCCATTTCGGGCCGGGATTATCGCAGTTATGTCTAGCGCGAAAACTCTTACGGCGCTTAGGATCGTCGCGTTTAATTTCCATGTTAGGGTCACCGAAATTTACTTTAACGACATTCCCTTTATCGTTTTTAACATAAACGGAAAATTTCTTGGGACCTCCAGAAGTCCTGAAGGGCTTATTAAGCTTTTTGCCCTTTTTTTCTTCAGCGGCCCAAGCTTCTTCAGTAATTTCTTCTTCAAACCCAACGGGGTTTTGTTTCCTAATCTCGTCTGAAAAGTCTAATTCCATAATAGTATATACACTAAATATTAAATAATGCGCTCTTCATTATACATGTTAATCAAATATAAAATTTGATCATCAATTTTTCCATCAAAAGAATCTAACGTATTTATCTTAAACCAACCAAATTCAGTATGCTCAAAGCATAATTGCGGGTTAATTAATTCATCAAGCTCAAGTGTATGAAAAGAAAAATCATAGTCATCTCCACTAAAACTTCTAAAGAATCGAATCTTCTGAATTCCTTGAGGTATAATTTTTGTTTCTTCATAAAGCTCTCTATGGGCAGCTTCAATAGGATCTTCCCCTTCTTCTACGCAACCACAAAATATAGACCAATAACCGCCAAACGATACTGGTTTTCCCTTATAAGTTTCAATTCTTTTTGCTAGCAAGACGCTATTCCCATAAAAAACTGCAGTCCCAACATATTGATTCTTGTTCATGCTATATTATAGCGCAAAATCATCATCTTCTTCAACTGAAATTTGAGAATGGCGAGGGCATCCATCATAAGATAGCTTTTCTATCGTGTCACCATCCTCTTTTAATTCATAAAGATCCTGTTTGCTATCTAAATGAACGCTTCTTTTTATAACTCCATTTTTATCTTTTAGCGCCCAATATTCAAATGCAAATTTAAAAGGGCAATGCCACATTAAAGTTCCGTCTTTCTTTAATTGGCCGGGATAACTAGCAAAACCACAAACTAATTTACCCGAAAAGCCCTCGTCTTTTTCAGGAAAACCTTTATCGGCAGCAAAATCAGAATGCGCGCATTCTTCATCAAAGTCATCTAAATAATTTTGCCATTCAGTTAGCTGATATTCAAAACCTTCAAGTTCATCATCAGAAAGTGGAGACATTTTTAATACCCCTTTACCATCTTCTCCCAAAAGATCTGGCTTAAGATCAAATTTTAAAAACAAAAATTCTGATTGCCTATTATTATATTCAGGAAACATATGCTTGACTGCAAGCGAATAAATTAAATCTTGCAGGTTATCACTAACCTCTTTTCCTTCAAAAACTTTTTTACTAGTCTTGAAGTCCCTAATGATAGCAAACTTTTCTTTCTTATATAAGAATAATTTATCTATAAATCCATTGATTCTATATTTTATACCTTTTTCTTCATCATCTACAATTATATGAAAATCTTTTTCAGAGAATGCTTTTGTAGGTTTTCCAGTTGTCTTGCCAAAATAATCGTATTGTAATCCGTTGATTGTCATAGAATCTATTAACTCTATGTTTTCTGGATCAGCCACGTCAAGTCGATGAGCCCATATATAGACAAGTCTTTTTACAGAAGGTATACAAAAAAGAGTATTCTTTTTTATAATTGTATCAAAATAATTTTTGCGCTTTGGTTCACAAAGAAGCTCTAAAATAAGATGGCATATAGTACCTCTAGAGGCACCATCATTAGAAGTGTCGGGTAGTTTAAGCTTGTACTTGCACCAATAAATCCAAGAGCATGATTGAGCAGTCTTAATTCTACTCGCAGATAACTTTGTCATTTCATCCGACATGAGACTCGAGAATTTCTATATTTTTAACAAGACTCTTGGGGAGATCCTTGTCATCCCTCATTTTTTTTGCAAAGCTTAAAATAGAAGAAGCTCTCTCCATAAGGCTACACTCGCATTTCTCACTCCAAGAAGTAAAATCTTTTGGCGTCATCTCTCCAAAGTCAGTTTTGGTAGGAAGACAAACGTAAAGCTGATTAAAATCAAAATGATTAAGTAGTTTTAAATAGTTTTTAACCGCCGCTCTTGCTCCTCTATTTACACTTTTATTACTATCATTATTGAAAGATATAATGATTTTTTTGATATCTAAAGACATTAGATGGCATAATAAGGAAGGAGAAATATCAAGCCCAAAAGAAACCAAAACATTTTTAAAGTTATTCTGATGTAAGTTTAGGAGATCGCCTATACTCTCAACTAAAATAACAGAACCCGCATCACTTATAGCTTCTTCAATTGGGAGCTTTTTGCCATCAGGAACATAGTATGGATAAATCCATTTTGATTTTTTACCAAGATGCTTCCATTTTGCATCCTTTTCATTTGTCATATCGCGACCAGAAAAACCTATGATTTGAGAATGCTCATTATATATTGGAAAAACAAAGCGTTGAAACATTTTTCCTTTCGTAGCGTAACCACCTTTTAGAAACTCAAGGACATCAGATCCGATCCCTTTGTTATTGTAAAAGTCATAATGAGGAAAAAGGTCATCAAGTATAGATTCATCATAAACTTTTTCCATAACTATCCTGTCTTGTTGAGTAGAAGTTTTTTGAGAGGGGGCGTAATCATATGTAAGGTACTTCCCTATAACGTTTTTGTCATTAGTCCCGAAATGAGTTTCAAGAAGCTTTGCAAAAGGCAGCGCGACTGTTCCTTGAACAAAATCCCTCCAGACACCAGAGTTCTTCCAAATCTGCAAAGCAGTAGAATTATCACCATTCCTAAAAGCAGCATTTGAATGCCAATAAGATCCACGGTCAGTAAGTCTATACCCAAGCTCTTCAAGAATCTCCTTGATTCTATCTGGAGAAAGATTATATTCCGAGGTCACCATCTTGATCAGGTAAGATATTATCTACCCCCATTTGTTGAGCCATGTCTCGCAAATCACCAACCTCTTCAACACCAAAGTTATCCATTCTTAGGAAAATACAATTTGGCTCAGCCCTATCATTCCCAACCGCTTCGCCATTCTCATCGATAGCTGGAATCAATACGGGCTCAGTAGCTCTTAGCCTATCCTCTCCTAAGTGCCTAAACTTTACGCATTTAAGACGATGTGTAGCCCTAGAATAACAGTCGGGCTCTATCTGAAGCTCACGAGCCAATCTAGGTCGCAAAATAAAAAGATGAGAGGCGAACTGAGTAATTTGGTCGGAAAGAGAGACGATACTTTCATCTTCTACAATAGCGTCTGGATTTCTATTGCCAGTAATACCAGTCCTATTACTTTGAACACTAGTGACCATACTAATCATGGGTTTATTATCAAAAGTCACATCTCGTTGAACAAATTTTTTAAACTTATCGACCATTTCACCAACCGCTTCCCAAGAACTTTTATTTTTATCGGTCTTTTCATTTGTGGTCTTAATATAGTCAAAGCTTAATATCATAGGATTGCCTCGACCTACCTTGGAGTAATAATGACGAGTTGCAACTTGTATCATTTCTTTGATTTCAAGACCGCCAACGTTAAAGTATTCAAAAGACATGCCTTTCATTTCTTTAATGGCGTTATAAATTTTTGATCTAGTTTCCTCGACAGAAATTTCTTTGCCTGTTAGTGGCTCTATATAGCTAGAGTCTTTCCATTTTCCGCTTTCGATTAGATACATGGGAACTCCAGATAGAGCGGAGGCTTGTCTCATTTGAAGCTCTAGCTTGCTCATTTCACCATTATCAAAATGTAAAACAGGGACATGATCATGAGCACTAGATATTTTTGTTACAAAATCCAAGCAAAAAGTAGTTTTACCAACCCCTGTTCTAGCGCATATAACAGAAATATTTCCGGGCCTCACCAAGGATCCATAACACCTATTTAAATAAGGCATATGTGGCGCCAACATACCGGGGTCTCGAGGATTCTCAGCCAAGTCTTCAAGCACCTCTTCTATATCGTCGTAGATATTTTCGGGGCCAATATTCTCGTGAGAATAAAAATCAATCTTGTCGTTATATTTAGTATCGGCTAGCTTGACCACTTCAGGTAATGACAATCCTTGGCATTTAACCATGTCATCCTTGATTTCATCACAGGTATCAATTATGGACCTTCTTAAAGAAAAAGTTTTTAATTCTTTTGCTATAATTAAAACCGATTTTTCTGAAACCTTTTTTAATAACAAGCTTTTAATATAATCCCCTATATCAATATTATCAATAAAAGATACATTGGCGGATCTTAATCGCTCAATTAAAACAACTTCATCTAAGGCTTCCGTGGGGCCAGAGTCCTGTATTTTTTTGATGATCTTAAAAATGGTCCTATGCACATAGCTGCCATGAGCAATAGAGAAATCGCTTTCATCTATTAATCCAGCAACTTCACCATATGAAGCAGGAAACTTTATAAGGACAGACAATAATTGCCTTTCCAACTCTTTTGAGTCAATCATGAAGCGTTATGTTAACAAAAAAAAATTGAAATGTCAAGAACTTTATTAGAGAGGATTATCTCCGTCCCTATTGTTATTGAACATTTCAGATTCTTCGGATTCGATAATGTATTTCTCAATCGCTTTACGCAAGCCCATTTCAATGATTTGATTATCCGCTTTGGTATAAATCATGGGACAGCCCTCTTGATTAACATAGGCCAATAAAAAACCTCTATTGCCATCTGTTGAGCCAGAAAACTCAAATAATTGATTGAGAAAAGATTCTGGAAGAACAAAAGAAGGAAAACCTTCTTCATCAAAATTATCTTCGTCCATTAATATATATTACACTTTTTACAGGTAAATTCCTAACTCTTCGAACTTTTTTTTATCAAGCTCTGATTCAGAGTATATTTCTACAAGTTTAATTTCATTCAATTCACAGAAATCAATTTTTTGCTGATCCCTTCGTATTTGACTAACGAAATTAGACCTGCGCTTATGAAAAAAGGGAACGTATTTAACATGCTGTTGACCGTTGACTTCTATAGCTATTTTTTTATTAGCGTTATAAAAATCAAATTTTAATCTAGTTCCAGCAACAGGAAACTCCTCAAATACGACATGGTTTTTCCAATACTGTTTAAGGAATTGCTTGGCGTTATATTGGATCTTACTTTTGCTCGCTTTGTCCCAATCAATAATATATTTATTGGCTCTTGTTACTCTTTTAGTTGAACCACTAAGTGTTTGAAAAAGCATCTTATTCGCAAACAATCTTCTTAAAATAAGAAGTTAAGAAATTAGTTAGCTTTTGGTCTTCTTCAAATAAATTACTGAGCTTGGCTTCGCCTTGAACTTTTTCGGGAAAATCCAAACCATTCTCTTTTAGTAACTCAAGGAATGATTCATCTGCACTAATCCAAGCACCTCGTTTGTGAACATATTCCCATCCATAAAGCATTTCTATTAACTCTTTCTCAACCCAAACAGAATTTCCGCCAGTTCTTCCGTAGCGAATGGGATATTGAAGGGTATAGTTAGTCTTCTCGTTGGGTGATTTTTTTACTGTAATCTTAGCGAAATGTCCAAGAATTTTGTTTTTATCTTTATCAACTGGTTGGGTTTGATTTTCTAGAATCAAATCTTTCTTATGCCTAGCTTCAAACTCAAGAATATAATTAGCAAAGTGAAGAAGCGCGTTACCCCCTGTTGCGCTAGTTTGTCTAATAGGAGCCTTGGTATATGGATCAAGTTTAATATCAGCGCGCACTTGAGAAATAAATATTGCCATGTGTCCACGCTTTGCTAGAGCGATACTCATCTTTTGCATAAATTTTGCACCAAGAAGAGCGCCGCCAGCAACTTTATGAGCGTCTTGAAAATCTTTTTTCATGTCCTCCTTCATGATCAAACCATCAAGAGAATCTAGAATGAAACAGTATTTAGTTTTATTTTCATTGTCTCCCACTAAAGCTCTCATCAAATCCAAAACAGTCTCGTAAATATTACTTTCAAAAACAAAACAATTACCATCTTTCCAATCGTCTTCAGCGGTAGCAAATTCAACCCCACTACGCTCTTGCATTTCTTTTGAAAGCCTGCCTTCAGCTTTAATATACAAGCCTCTAGAATTGGGCATCTTTAGAAAGTTCTTCATGACTTCTAGAGCTTCAGAAGTCTTGCCTCCTTCGTTCATCCCAACGAACCTATGTAGTCCGGGGCCAAATCCTCCTCCAAGTTCGAAATCTACATTCAAGCTTCCGCTTGAAACTTTATAATCAATTTCATCTTCGAAGTTATAGTGATGTTCCTTGTTCTCTTTAAGGAACGATTTTAACATGTCATTAGCTGTACTCATAATCAATAATAGTCCCAGATGTTTTTCTTCTTTTTCTCTCTGGGCTCTCTTTTTTCGGGTTTATAATCGTAATTAAATTTAGTATATCCATCTTTTGCCGTAAAGTCAATAAATTTTTTATGCAAATTTTGTTCAGCCTTTCCAATATATAAAAGAATATCGTCTCTAGGTTCTCCGAAATCTACGTTTAACCAAAAATCTATATTAGGATATTTTTTAAATAACCTTTTTAATATCTTGAATTGTTTACCGTAGCAATAGCTATTAGTTAGACATTTTTTAGTGACTAATTTTCTGAGTATTTTAGAAGAATTTTGAGAGAACGCAAAACTGTTGACGAAATCGTAAACAACGGATTCTTTCAACGGCTCGGAATCTTCTGTCTTCGAATAACCAGCTTCCCATTTGCCAGATTTTAAATTTCGATACCAATTATATACAGTAGTATGATTATAACCTAGTTTTTTAGAACAATCCTTAATTGATAAAGAAGGATCTTGCTTGGAACAACCTAGCATATCAATTAAAATTTGGTTGGAAATTTTTTGCACTAAAAAGAGATTAACATATTTATAGGAAAAAGTCAAGAATTATTATTATAATAGTGTATTAGTATAAATATGAAACGAAAGATTCTTATTATGGGTTTGCCCGGTTCTGGGAAAACTACACTTGCTGAAAAGCTTGTGTCTAAGTTGAACGCCGCTTGGTTTAATGCTGATGCCGTCAGACAAGACATTTATTCCGAATTAGGATTTTCCCCAGAGGATAGACTCGCTCACGCAACTCGAATGGGTAAACTTTGCGACTGGGCAAAACTGGGGGGCTCATATGTCATAGCTGACTTTGTATGTCCAACCAAAGAAACAAGGGAAGCTTTTGGCGCTGACTTTACCATATGGGTTGATAGAATTGAAGAAGGTAGATACGAAGATACCAACAAGATGTTTCAAAAACCAGAAGGGTATGATATCAAACTAAAAGAAGGAACGCCAGACGAATGGTGCGCAAAGGTTGTTGAGAAGCTTAATGAAACTGAAGCTTGGGATAATCAAGCACCAACCGCCCTTTTAATAGGAAGATATCAACCTTTTCATATTGGCCATAAAAGTTTAGTTGCAGAAGCGATTAGAAGAACTGGGCAATGCTGCATTGCTTTGAGGGACGTTGGAGGAATAGACGAAAAAAACCCTTACGATTTCGAGCAAGTCAAAAAAGAAATCGAAGCAGCTTGCATTGAATTTGGCAACAAAATCAAAGTTGTAGAACTCCCTAATATTATGGATGTATTCTACGGAAGAGGAGTAGGATATAATATAGAACAACTCGAGCTTAGCAAAGAGCTCCAAGAAGTCTCCGCTACAAAAATTCGCGCTGGAGAAATCGGGCAAGATGGAAAACCTTTAGGTAAAAGACCTGAATAATTTATACCGTTAGTAAAACTAACCCTCCAAAAGAAAAAGCCCCCTAGCAATAGGGGGCTTATTTGTTTGCGGATTTAATCGCCTGTATAAACTTTAATACCTGATCTTCTTTAAAATCTCTTTTGCCTAAATTGCAAAATTGTGTTACAAATTGCACATTACCTTGTATATAGCCAATTTCTGAATCAATCCTATCCAAGGACGCGCAGAATGGAGAACCGCGAGTTTCCGAAAGAGATGCGGGTAGCTCCATTTTTACTCCTGATATAGCGCATATTCCACTTTGATTTTCCCATAAATTTTTTAAGTATGTTAAAGTTATATCATATGATTGATACTTGCTTTTTTTAGTCTTTGACCTCTGTTTCGCTTTAGCTATAAAATACTTAAATGAAGAATACTCGTCTTTTCTGTTATAAGATGATTTGATAAAATTATCGTTAGCTTTCCCTGTCCAAGGCTTAAGCTGCGAATAATGCTTCTCTCCCCCACCTAAAGCCGCATCTTTAATGCTTTTATAGAACTTGTGATCAGGGTTAATGTTAATTCTTCTAGTGTATTCGCTTTTATCTTTCCAGAAATACTCTCCTGAGTACGCGCATTTTAATTTAACATGTTTTCTTCCTTTGATTTTCTTTTCTTCCATATAAAATATATACACAATTTTTGGTGGAAGTGGAGAAAAAAAATGGTGGACGTGGCGGGGCTCGACTCCCGCGTCTTTAAACCTTCAAGCATACACTTCTACAAGTTTAGTTAGTTTCTTTTTCAGTTATTGATACTAACATCGAACTTCTTGTTTGAATTATTTACAGTTTATTAACAAGAAAATCTTTTCTGTTTTGCAGATAAATGACCCCTTATCCCTTTTATCTGCGTCAAAGGGTAAGAGGTAACAGACTTAAGCTGCTAGAGCAAGCTCAGGCTTTTTAAAGCCAAAAGCTTTGATACGTGACTTGTTGCCATGTAACAGGTTGCGCCTTTTTAAGGAGCCAGACGCGCTCCTACTTGCAATGCATCAATTCAATTCAAATCGAATCCAAAACACGCCCATAAAATTTTAAAGAACTAACTTATAGTACACGATTTAATTCTTTTTGTCAAGCTTGGATCGAATTTTTTTGATGGCGTCAGGAATTAAGCGGGGCTTACAAGACAGAAAACATCCACCTATAATAAAAACCCCAATAAGAAAAAAAGGTTTCCATGCAGGGCTATCCTTTGACACATGAAGGGGAGATTCTTTCTCTTCTATTTGCTGAGCAACTTCAATCTTTTCTTCTAGGGTTTTGGGTTTGTATCCTGTATTAATTGAATGCTGAGTTGGCGAACAAGAAAGCAAGAAGAAGCAAAATATCAACAATTTTTTCACTTTAATATATTGTATTGAGTAATATCTTCTTTAGAGCTATCAACAGGTGGAGTTTCTTTTTCAATTTCAGGCTCTTCTTTTTTTGCAATTTCCGTGATGGGCGCAATCGTGGTAGTTATAGTCGCCTTTTTTTTATTTCTTTTTTTGATTGTAGAGGAAAGTTTTTCATAAGGCTCTGCAGTAGCCATTTTAAAACTCATGTTTGCCGCAAGTAACATAACGACAGCCAAAGGATCAAATACGAAAATCAATATAACAATAATAATCCTAATAGCTTCAGCAAGCGCAATACTTTGAGCGCCTAAATCTTCAAGTAATTCAGCAACATATTTTACTGGGCCAACTTCCGCTTCTAATTCGAGCTGAGAATTTTTATGATTAAATTTTTCAGCTTCCATAGATTCGATTTTGGCGTAAGAATCTTGAATGTTTTGATTGTACTCTTCTTTTTTCAAAGATAAGTCTTCTTTACTTCCTGTATCATTTTGACGCTCTTCGATTTTTTCTCTAATCTTATTTACTTGAAGTTCTGTATTTTTGCGGGCTTCTGATATTCTAGATTCTGCAGAATTAATTTTTGATTTTATACTTTCTCTTTCGGGGTTTTGCTGTATGGCAAGTTCTTCTAATTTCTTCTTTTTGCTGCCAAAAAGACCACCAGATTGAGCGTTAATCGCG